TATATACAATGGGTCGCTTTGACGAAACATTGTCGTCAGTTCAATGTGATTCCTCGGTTTAAATACCGAATTCCATAAAGGTGATTCGAAACAGAATTTATCAGTATCTGGGTCACCGTATGTACCGACTGGTGGTAATTGAAAGAAATCCCCTGTGAATATTATCTGCATTCCACCAAATGGTTGTTGATTGTGTTTTGCACGCCTAGCGATTTCTTCCACAATTTCAAAAATTTTTTTCGACAACATACTGACCTCATCTAAAATGAGTCCTTGTGCTGATTTCCACGATTTTAATGCATGCTTATTTTTTAATACGGATGATACCACTTGTTCATTGCTCTGTTTTGCCAATTTAATACCACTCCAAGAATGTAATGTACGTGCATTACATTCTAATAATACTGCTGCGCAACCAGTCATAGCACATACAGGTATGTTTTTATTAATTGATTTTGCATAAGCGATTAAGTGCTTTACCAATCGTGTTTTTCCAGTACCCCCTGGACCAGTTATAAATAAATTTTCACCTTTTGCAAATTGTCTATACGCGTAACGTTGTTCCGGCGATAATTCACTTATATCCAATCCCGATGTAGTCGGAACAGATGAGTGAGATAGCGAAACCTGTTTGGTGTCCGTATTACTTTCGCTTACACGGTCCTCCTCTGTGTATTTAAATTTTTCTAATGATTGTGTAAAATCCGACATTTTATCTACTGTTATTGATTTCATATATTTATTATTATCGAATTCAATTTTATTAATCGTGCTCGACTTCTAAACATAACGAATAATCATATCCATTTAATGATATCGGATTGCCTATTTCATTTAAGAGTTGAAAGTTTAACTTTTGGAGATCCACTTTACCAGAATATTTACGAATGTCACTTAATAATAATCCATTCAGTTTATTCGCAGGTAAAATTGTACCGAAGCCATAATTCGACTTATCTAACGAGATACGTGCAATGATATTTTTATTTACTAGCCCGGATGATACGGTTGAAATAAAGGAATTCTTATTCCCATTATGAAACTCCTCCAATGCCAAATACAAATATCTCGGTCCATTTAAATCTATCTTAAACTCCGCGGTTGTTGCAGCATTCGTTATATCATATTCGACTTGATGAAAACCTAACATCCAACCCAGCTTTGATTTAACATTATACTTATCAGTAACACCTTTGTCATTTACTGCAAAGTTTAACGAACAATTGATAAGAGAAGATACACTTATGAGTTCTCCACCGGTTGGTGATGCGATTATATTAAATGATAAATCGAATTCAGTTGCGGATGTTTTATTGTTAACAAGAGCATTCAGTGTAGATTTTAAGTTGGTTGATGTATACTCTCCATCTGGAACAACAATTGTATAAGTACCCGTATCAGATGTCATCTGAAAACTGTTATTGCCTAGACTAGATGATATGTTGTAAAACGACATTGGTAATTCTATGCTAGCAATTGAAAGACTTTTCACATCATTAATTCGTTCAGGAATTGTGACATTACAATTTGCTACGCTTAAATAGTTATATTCGTCGCTAAATCTAGTATCAATGTTGATAAACTTGCGTTTTGTTGGCTTATGTACATTGGTCATAACCATATGACTTCCGTATTGATTTGTTTTTGGTTCTAAAAATAATTCATTCTTATTCAAATATTGACTCATTGCGTTATATATAATATGAATAGGATAAATTATATATAATTTACGTTATTACAACAGTAAACGTCTAAAAATCATAGGTAGTCGTAATTTGTTTACGATTAACACTATCGACTACCGGTGTGCTATTGTCCATGCCTTCATATAACCCGACATATCGTAAACCATTCACTATTGCAAATAGCATAAGAAGGGTAAATATAATTGTCCATATTTTCTTATTCGAGAACAAGTCCATTAACATGATTTCTTACTATAAATAACTAGGATAAATTATTTACCTCCACAACTTTCGCATTTGGTTGCCCCTTTAATACGGTCAATCATACTTCCATATAAGAATATTCGTTGTTGGCTACTATTATCATTCGGTGGTATATATCGTATTTCAGTAGTATTTGTTTTATTGATGGATGGCTTATTTGTGCTAAATATCATTTTCATTATAAAATTGAATGGCTTTAATATATAAATCATAACATACAATAACTATATCAAAATGCTAAAAACGGGCGATTTTCATAATTGTAATTTTTGTAAGAAACAATTTCATCAAAAATTTAACTATGATAGACACGTGTTGTGCTGCGAATTCTTTTATAAATCAAAGAAAGAGAGGGAGAATGAAATTGATATTGCGCAACAGTTACCAACACAACACGAAATGTACCAGTTAATGCAACATATGATGATGCGAATACATAAATTAGAGGATGAAAATTCAAAATTAAAACGATTTAAAAAAAGCAAGATGAATGCATTGGAATGGTTAAATGACCCAACTAAATGCGCACCACCAACCATTACATTTTCAGACTGGGTTCGGAAACATATTTTGCCGAGTGTGAAAAATTACCTGGATATTGTCTTCAAACAAGATTTACTTACCGGATTGATTGCAGTATTTGAGAACTCTATATCACAATTTAATATATCCGATATCCCGATGTGTTCATTTGATTCGAATTTATCCGTTATTTATGTATATAAAAAAAATATGGTTGAGGTGACTGGCTCTGGCGCCACCAGTGAATCAGATGAACCAACGTGGACTAAAATTTCAAACACTGATTTGGATAAATATTTACGACGTATATCCAATCAATTCTCATATGATTTTAAAACGTGTTGGTATGATTTACACAAAGATGATATAGAAACCGATGAAAAATATAGTGAAATGTATATTGATTATTATAAACAAATACTTGGTGGCAAAATGTCTGACGAAACGCGGTTTCATAAGTTAAGACAACATTTATCTGCTCAAACAAAACGAAACCTAAAATCCGTCATTGAATATGATATTGTATAGAGATTGTAAAGTATAAAATTGAATTCGTATCTTTTTTATCTGTATCTATAACAAACTATCTCAGATGTCTGAGTTAACTACTATGGTACCCCCGAGCTATCTAGCGAATCTTAATCCACATCCTCGGGATAAGGATATTTCATTTGAAGAAGGTCCTCATATTTATACGGTTTGTGGTGACCGCGGAGGATATACATCAGTCACCACGTGGAATCATCATCATTTTAGTGATTTTGACGCCGATTCAGTGATTACAAATATTATTAAAAGTAGAAAATGGGATACAGACCACACATACAAGTATTATAAAATGACGAGGGACGAAATCAAAAGGATGTGGGATACCAAACGTGATACAGCAGCAGGGGCTGGTACGAAAATGCATTATGATATAGAATGTTTTTATAATCAGTTGGATGTCTCGAACGATAGTATTGAATATCAATATTTTAAACGGTTTGTTTCAGATTTTAGTCACCTGAAACCATATCGAACGGAATGGATGGTTTATTACGAGGAACTAAAACTATCTGGGTCCATTGATATGGTATTTGAAAATCCCGATGGCACTCTTCAAATATATGATTGGAAACGTTGTCAAGAAATTCAAAATGAATCTGCATTTGGTAAATATGCAGTAACTAAGTGTATATCACATATGCCTGATACTAATTTTTGGCATTATGCATTACAATTGAATATCTATAAAATGATACTTGAACATAAATATGGAAAAACCGTGACAAATCTATGTTTGGTATGTTTACATCCGGACAATAGTTATAAAACATATGAACGCATAGAAGTACCTGTTTTAGAAAAAGAAATAGGAGAATTAATTAAACTACGGCTCGCCGAGGTTGCCAGAAATCAGAAACAAGATGTATAATTCGTTTTACAAACAGTATAAAAGTTACTATGATATCTTATATTATACGAATGTTGGGATTAACAAATAATATGTTTAATGCAAGTTATAGTGGGGCGGGGTTATTTTTACTATTTAATACACCTTTTTTGTTGATTAAATTATATAAGTTTGTTTATCCAAAACAAAAACCACCGGTTTTAACGGTTCTTTCAGAAACAGACAATTATATTGAACAAAGTAAGAGAAGATTCTTAAAGACAATTCAATCTCGAAATCAGGGGGATGCTGCCTTTTTAAATAGTAATACAAATATCGAGTTTTATTCAAAACCAACTTATCAGGCGGCGATTCGTCTCGATAAGAATCCACTTGAACTTGATTGGAAACGACGAATTTTATTTGAAAATACACCACGTGGCAATGTAATCATGTATTATGATCCGTATAAGTTGGCATTTGCATACTATTGCGATACTAGCAGCATGCCATATAAATTACTTAATGCAATTGCAATGAAATATGTTCTACGTTTTCACTGTTTAGATTTATTTATTGATAACGAAATCACAGAAACAACTTGTCTATCCCCATTAATAAAAACTCTTTTTGTAGATGAACCAATCAAAAGTAAACAAAAACCTGGTCAAGTTAGCGTTGATTTAAAGAATGCTCCGTTTGTTAAATTGAAAAAATATGATACCTCGACAAAAAACATTGATAATAAAGATAAAGACAAAGACAGTAAAGATAAAAAAACTCAACCGATCATTCATAATAACTTTGTTTGTATTGGTAAGATTATTAATTTTAGTTTTTTAAATAAAGTTGAAAAGCCGGTTCCTTCAATAAATGGGTTTAAATCTAACTTGTTAGACAATTTATCGGCGGAAAATAACTTGCAAAAACAGGTGTTAAGTTATAAAGATTTTAAAGGACGAACATCGGTCTAAGTATTTTCACGTCCAGCCTGTTTTTTTTTCCATTCAAGATATCCGATTGTTTTTTCGTACTGATAAGTCATTCCTAAATGTGATTTTGCAATATTATATGCCTTCAATTCTTTCGGTGTAAGGCTTGCAAGATATTGCGCTAATTCGTTATCTATTTCAGCGGTAGTTGGCATCATAAATAATATACTTGTTTTTTATTATATTATTTATAAGAGTAATAGTTCAATTTTTAGTTAAATCCAGCAAATGGCATTCGGCAAACCGGTGTGTTATATATGATTTCATCACTGGTACATCTATCATTTAATTGGATCATATATTCTCCACTCGACATCGGTACATAATCACTTTCTGGTTTTGTGAAGAAACACGTCGGTTTATTAAAGATTGGTCTTTTATAATTTGCATCATATTTCGGGCAATTACTATATATTGCATCGGTTGTATTTGTACATTCGGTGTCATTTGGGTCATTTGCCTTTTTTATGTCAGATATTGTCTTTTTTGTTAATCTTTGTATATAATCACTCTGTGCATTGCGATTGTTATTATTATCAGGTTTCACTATTGGATATACACCGGATTGTTTATCCCATTTATACCTGGTACTTAACATACCAGACGTTCCGAGGGTAGATGATTTTACTACGGTCGAATCTTCTACACTTGTTACACCGGATTGTACGATTGATCCGACAGTAAACGTTCCACAACATCCGCCGTGACCACGCACTGTATTACCACGCATCAATGTTCTTGGTAGAGAGCGAGACAAACTAGTTTGTCCTACATAACCTTGATTACGATGGGTACCAACAATAGAAAACCCATTAAGACCCACACTCATATTATTATATTTTGTTTGTGTTTTTCGTTTCAGAGTTGCTATTGACATTTATATATTTAATGTTATATTTTATTATTTGTTGTTAATTGAAAAATTGTACAATTCTACCAGAATCTGCTATGTTTATATTGCCATTTACTTGAATATTATTGGTACTAGTTTGACCGGTTATTGAAACGTCAGTTACAACACTTAAATTTCCGCTAATTCTTAAATTTTCACTAATATCAACATTACTATTCATAGAAACATCGCCTTCAACAAATAGTTTTGAATTGAATGATACATCGTTTGTAGTTACTATTAATGGACCAACGAAGGTAGGGGCTAATAAATTTGCTTCTAATGCATTCACTGATATATCCAATATAATATCGTGGGCTTCTAGCGCATTCACTGATATATCCAATACAATATCGTGGGCTTCTAGTGCATTCACTGATATATCCAATAAAATATCGTGGGCTTCTAGCGCATTCACTGATGTGTCCAATACAATATCGTGGGCTTCTAATGTATTCACGGATGTATCTAATACAATATCGTGCGCTTCCAATACATTCACTGATATATCTAATACAATATCGTGGGCTTCTAGTGCATTCACTGATGCATCTAATGCAAGATCGTGGGCTTCTAATGCATTCACTGATGCATCTAATACAAGATCGTAGGCTTCTAGTGCATTCACTGATGCATCTAATACAAGATCGTGAGCTTCTAATACATTGACTGATGCATCTAATGCAAGATCGTGAGCTTCTAATGCATTCACTGATGTATCCAATACAAGATCGTAGGCTTCTAGTGCATTCACTGATGTATCCAATATAATATCGTGTGCTTCTAATGCATTCACTGATGTATCCAATATAATATCGTGCGCTTCCAATGCATTCACTGATATATCTAATACAATATCGTGCGCTTCCAATGCATTCACTGATATATCTAATATAATATCGTGGGATTCTAGTGCATTCACTGATGTATCCAATACATTCAATACATCATTTAATCCAATGATTGCAACCCGAGATATACTCGATGATGGATATTGAGCATATAAGTTACCACAGATGTCGACACGACCGTTAAAAGATGCATCACCATATACAAACAACTTACTATTAAGAGAAGCATCCTTTAAAACAGTCAAATTGCCATTCAACGATATGTCTTTTGTTATGACAATCTCGTAGTTGCTAATAGTAGTATTAATAATAGAATTGGTTTCTTGGCGATAAACTGATAAATTACCATTAATTTTTAAATCACCATTGATATCAACATTGCTATTCA